GTGTGCCAGACCTATTGTCAGACGGCTCGCTACTGAACCGCAGAACATACTGATGCTTGCACTTGTACATATCGGCAGGCTCAAACTTTTGGATAGGCACAAACACAGTACCCAAGAATGTGCAATCAGGGCAATCGTGTTCGTACAAAGGTGTTGCTAAGTGTTTCATTGATGACATGGTGTTACTCCTTAGTTTGATTGGTTATATTCAATGATGAAACGGACTTTCTCTCGGTCTGCGGTGTAGCCCTCAAAGTGTGGGCTGTGCCTGACCACATCACAAGTCCTTTTGATAACAAAGTCTGATACACCTAAATCGTATATCTCGCCTTGCCCGTAGAAACTACGCACATACTGATAAAACTCCTGTTTGTTTTCTATCATGGTATTACTCCTTAGTTTTTATATTCGGTTAACAGCGTGTCGCCGTTCCATACCTGAACAAAACCGCAGGTCTTGGTAAGCAGGTCAAACAACTCCATTGCGTCCCAATGACTTTCTGCTTTATACCAACGGCTTGCACATTGATGCTCGATTCTGATTTGATACATGGTGATACTCCTTTAGTGGTTTACTGCGATAGGTTTGACAGAAAACAGAACCGCCTTGCGACCTCGCCCGCTTGGCTTGTCCTGTAATTTCTGTCAAATGTGTTGGGAACAAATGTTCCCTTTTACTTCTTAGCAAACGCTTGCTCAACAGCACGCAACACCTGAGCCTTCGTCATACCCCAAGACTTGATTGCCTTGGCTTTCACTACGATAGGATCTGCTTGCTTGCTCACAGTAGCCTTACGCTTGGTGATACTGTGGTACGGCTCAACATCTCTCTCCCATTGACGAGTGGCGGTATCGTCTTTGTGTATCTTCTTGCAATCCTCATGCTTGTAGAAAACCCAAGCACCCGAACTTGTTTGCTGATACCAAATGGTTCTCTTGTACTTCTCGCCATAAGCCTCGGCATGAGCATGAGCCAACTTCTCCACAACATCTTGTGGCAAGAACTTCTTCTTACCCAATGCGTTGGCAAGTGCGGTAGCCCAATCGAGTGAGCCTACTACAAACGATTTGTATTGATTAACTAATTGCATGGTGATACTCCTATGAAAAGGGAACAGATGTTCCCAAAAAGAAAAAGCCATGCGGTTGCATGGCTTAGCTATATCAACTGATTACTCAATCGATACCTCTATTATACCACAACGGGTTGTGGAGAACCCCAATATGCCCTAGGTTTGACCCCCACCCGATACCCACCCAAGCGTTATGCAGGCGTGTATGCACGGACACAGTAACAGTGTTCGTCAGCCGCAAAATAAAAAACTGTCAAATTTTGTAAAAAAATAGGGGGGTTATGTCAAATCTTAGACATTGGGTAGGTGGGGGCAGTGACACCAAATATGTGAAGCTAAAACGCCACCACCCCCTGCTCACGTGAAGAGCAAAGTCAGTATACAGAAAAAAGCCCCCGGCAAGGAGTCCGGGGGCGCAAGGTGAGTGTGAACCCACGAAAGGAACCGCAGCCCAAACGAAGGAAAAGACTGCGGCAAGAACAGTATACCTAAAAAACTTTACACACTAAATAAAAACCGGTTACACTCCGTGTAACCGTGTCAGCAGTACCCCGTGTTTTCCCACGCAACCAAAGGAGATTAGACACACGATGTTTTTGGAGCACCTGGTAACAGCAAAGGCAGCAGACTTCATCCCCGACATTTTGTCAGGCGACTCCGACTTTGCCCCTTTAGACGAAGCAACTCCAGCGCAGACCCTCTCCGCACAGCACAAAACCAGCCAGTGGCTAAAGAGTCTTACCGAAGAAGATGACGAGATACTGACTGAAGCCCAAGAAGAAAAAACCACAGACGCATTTAACGCCCTAGTCACCGCCGACCCCAAGGCAAAACAAAAACTATTAACCCTCGATCTACCAGAAGAGATAAAGTCAGCCGTTGGGATGGTGACAGCCTACCAGTGGAAGTTTATCGAGCAGGCAGAAGAGCTACGCAGTATGAGTGTGGCAAAAATAGTTAAAGAAACCGACCACCCCGACGCCAAAGTACGCTTAAAAGCACTAGAGTTGCTGGGCAAGGTCACAGAAGTGGCGCTGTTTACAGACAGAGTTACTATTAAAAACGAAGAAATATCAGACGAAGAGCTAGATGCTCGCATCAAAGAGAAACTGGGGCGCTATATGGGCGTCGTTGACATCGTCGATGTCGAGGAAAAAGAATGAACTACGAGTTCATGACCCCAGAAGAGGCGCTTGCAGCGCAAAAAGCGCTCAAGCACATGAACAAATATGAGAAACTTGTCTTTTTAGACGAGTTAACGCAAAAAGAACACAGGCATCGGCTCAAAATGGCAAAAAAGAGCCCGATAGCGTTTGCAAAACGTGTATATCCGGGGTTCAAAGTGGGACCCCATCACAAAAAACTAGCCAAAATATTCCAAGACGTAGTAGACGGCAAGAAAAAGCGGGTGATTATTAATATTGCACCCCGTATGGGTAAGTCGGAGTTCTCCAGCTACCTGTTCCCAGCGTACTTTTTGGGTAACTACCCAGAAAAGAAAATCATCATGGGTACCCATACCGCGTCTCTCTCGGAAGACTTTGGTCGACGAGTAAGGAACTTAATTGAATCCGAAGAATATCAAGAAGTCTTCCCAAACACCGTGGTGGCAGACGACCAGAAAGCGGCAGGGAAATGGTCTACTGGCGCTGGTGGTCAGTATTACGCTGCTGGTGTCGGCGGGGCTTTGGCAGGTCGCGGTGCTGACCTATTTGTTATTGACGACCCACATTCTGAACAAGATATGAAGGCAAACAGCCGCTTAGCCTTTGACAATGCGTGGTCTTGGTTTCAAACCGGACCGCTACAGCGTCTCATGCCAGGTGGTGCGATTATTGTCATTATGACAAGGTGGTCGTTGTTGGATCTGACAGGGCGTTTAATTGACTATCAGATTAAAAATCCAGAAACCATACCTTGGGAAATCGTACAGTTGCCAGCCATCATGGACGAGGGCACGGAAAAAGAAAAATCGCTTTGGCCTGCACAGTGGAACCTAGAGGCGTTAAAAAATACTAAGGCGTCGATTGACCCACGGTTTTGGAATGCGCAGTACATGCAGAACCCCACTAGTGACATGAGTGCACTAGTAAGCCGAAAAGACTGGCGGATCTGGGAAGCAGAAGACCCACCCACATGTGATTACGTGATTCAGTCTTGGGATACAGCACACGAGGTAAAGACATCTAGCGACTACAGCGCTTGTACTACTTGGGGCGTTTGGTATAACAACGAGGACAAGAACAGCCCAAACCTGATACTCCTCGATGCGTTTAAAGAGCGTATGACCTTCCCGGAATTAAAAGCGACGGCACTCAAGCACTACAAAGAGTGGAACCCAGATGCGTTTATCGTGGAAAAAAAAGCAGCGGGTAGCCCGTTAATTCAAGAACTACGTCGCATTGGCATACCAGTACAAGAGTTCAGCCCATCACGGGGTAACGATAAAATGGTGCGTTTGAATGCAGTTGCTGATTTGTTTACAAGTGGCAAAGTGTGGGCGCCAGATACACGCTGGGCACGTGAAGTAATCGAAGAAGTTGCATCGTTTCCAGTTGGCGAACATGATGACTTCGTGGATACTACAACCCAGGCGCTTTTGCGTTATCGGCAAGGTGGGTTTATTAGCCTTGAGACAGACGAAAGAGACGACGATCTTTTATATAAATACCGCAGAAAAGCTGCGTACTATTAGGAAAAAATCATGAGCATTGAAAAAAGTTTATACGCAGCCCCAGAGGGACTTGCCGGATTAGATCAAGAACCCGATATTGAGATTGAGATCGAGGACCCAGAATCAGTAAAGTTAAGCATTGAAGGACAAGAAATCCTTGAAATGCGCCAAGGTGATGGCGAGGGTGACTTTAATGAAAACTTAGCGGATGTGTTAGATGAGGGAACTATTCAGTCTTTAGCAGGCGATTTAGCTGAGGATATTAGTAACGACCTAGCCTCCCGCAAAGACTGGGAGCAGATGTATAAGGACGGTATTACGCTCTTGGGCTTGAAGTTCGAGGAAAGAACAGAGCCATGGGATGGTGCATGCGGTGTGTTTCACCCGATGATTACAGAAGCGGTGGTGCGGTTCCAGTCAGACACCATCATGGAGACTTTTCCGGCAAGGGGCCCTGTACGTACACAGATAGTTGGTAAAGAAACGCCAGAGAAAAAAGAAGCGGCGACTCGTGTTGAAGAGGACATGAACTACCAGCTTACGGAGAAAATGCCTGAGTACCGCCCTGAGCACGAGAAGATGTTGTGGAACCTACCGTCAGCCGGATCCGCCTTCAAAAAAGTTTATTACGACCCAAGCCTAGAGCGCCAAGTATCCATATTTATCCCAGCAGAAGATGTGATCCTGCCATACGGCGTAAGCGAAATTAACACCTGCCACCGCATTACCCACG